CTAGGGGCAGCAATGCGCTATCGAAAACTGACGGCCGACGGGGATTACTCGTTCGGCCAGCAGCAGGCCGACTTTTATCGGAATGTTCCGGAGGCGGTAGGCCAGGCCGTATTGACGCGGCTGGAGTTGTTCACGGGCCAGTGGTTCCTGGACAGCGACGAGGGCACCCCCTGGCGTACCGACGTGCTGGGCAAGTACACGCGCGACAGCTACGACGCAGTCATCCAGGCCCGAATCCTGGACACCGAAGGCGTCACGCGAATCGACGACTACACCAGTGCATTCAACGAGAACACCCGGAAGCTGACCGTGAGCGCCACGATTACCACCGCCTACGGGCAAACCACCGTCACGACGACCCTATGATCACCAGCACCGCCGCGGTCATATCCGCCACCGGCATCACGGCACCGTCGTTCCAGGACATTCTGGATTTCCTCAAGGCCCAGTATCGCGCCATCTACGGCGAAGACGTCTATCTGGAGCCGGACAGCCAGGACGGCCAGTTCCTGTCCATCATTGCCATGGCGATCAACGACACGAACAATGCCGCGATCCAGGTGTTCACGTCGTTCAGCCCGTCCAGCGCGCAGGGCGCGGCCCTTTCCAGCAATGTGAAGATCAACGGCATCGCCCGCGCGGCGTCGTCGTTCTCGACCTGTGACGTGGTGATCGTCGGGCAGGCCGGCACGATCATCACCGACGGGGTGATCCAGGACGATCAGCTGCAGACCCGGTGGAGCCTGCCGGCGACCGTCATCATCCCGCTGTCTGGCCAGATTACGGTCACGGCGACGTGCGAAACCATAGGCGCCATCACCGCGCCGGCCGGCACGCTTACCAAGATCGCGACGCCGACGCGCGGCTGGCAGACGGTCACCAATCTGACGGCCGCGACAACGGGGCAGCCGGTCGAGACGGACGCACAGTTGCGGAAACGTCAGACGGTGTCTGTCGCTCTGCCGTCGCGCACGGTGCTGGAGGGGACCGTCGGCGCTGTTGCGGCCGTGGAGGGAGTTACGCGGTATCGGGCCTACGAGAACGACACCAGCGCCACGGATTCGAACGGCATACCTTCGCACAGCATCTCCATGGTGGTGGATGGCGGCGACGCGCTGGAGATCGCCGAAGCGATCGCCGCGAAGAAGACACCCGGCACGGGAACGTACGGCACCACTACCGAAATCGTGACCGACATCTACGGCATCGCGCACCCGATCAGCTTTTTCCGCCCCACCGACGCGCCGATCGCGGCCGCAGTGACGATCAAGGCGCTGACAGGCTACACGACGACGGTTGGCGGCGCCATCAAGCAGGCGATCGCGGATTACGTGAACGGTGTGGCCATCGGCGGCGGCGAAAGCGGCTCGGTAGAGTGGGGCGACGCTATCACGGCTGCCAACTCGGTCGGCGGAGGGGTGACGTTCAAGCTGGCGTCGCTGTCGCTGTCCGGGCCCGGCGGCGCGGGCACGCCTGACGTGGCGCTGGCCTTCAATGCGGCGGCAAGCATGGATCCGTCGGATGTGACGCTCACGGTGACCTGACATGGCAGACGTCGAAAAGTACCTCGGCCTGATCACTGCATTCCACCGCGGAAAGCCGAAATTCTCGGCCATGGTAGGCGCCGTCGCGAAGTGCTTCGTCGACGCGCAGAACACCTACGCGCAGATGGTCGGGGCCTATGACCTGGACCAGGCCGTTGGCGCGCAGTTGGACGCGGTGGGCGAGTGGGTGGGCATCTCGCGAAATGTGCGCATCCCGCTGGAGGGTGTGTATTTCTCCTTCGACACCGACGGGCTTGGGTTTGATGAGGGTGTCTGGCAAGGGCCTTTCGATCCCGACACCGGCGTCACCTCGCTCGACGACGACACCTACCGCCTACTGATCCGCGCCAAGATCGGTGCGAATCACTGGGACGGCACGCTGGAAGGATCGGCCGCGATCCTGAATCTGATCTTTGGCGGTACCGGCACCTACGTCTTCATCCAGGACAACGGCGACATGTCGATCGATATCGGCGTGTCCGGGCAGCGGCCGACTGCCATCTTCCTGGCGCTGCTCACCGGCGGCTACATCCCGATCAAGCCCGAGGGTGTGCGCGTCAATTTCTACATCGTGCCCGACACGCCGGGCCCGCTATTCGGCTTCGATGTCGATAACGAATACATCTCAGGCTTCGATACCGGGGTCTGGGGAACGCTTTATTGAAAGGAGCTTCTGTGGCTACCAGTGATTTTCTACCGTTTGGCACTGGCGCGGGCGCCAAGGTCCTTGACCAGGCTGACTATCTCGCGTTGGCGGCGCGCTCGGCAGGATTCTCTTCGGGGGTTGCGAAGTCGATCGAGCTGAACAAAGTCTGGCGCCAGTCCAGCATCATGTCAGCCGTGCTTGCGCAGCTTATCGTCGACCTCAGCGGGCAAAATGCGGTCGACGACGGGACCACCGCGACGCTGCTGGCGAACTTGAAGGCGGCGCTCGGCGGCCGCCTGCTGCGCACCACCGTCTACACCCTCGTCGGTGGCGTCCAGATGGTCAGCGTCAACGGCGGGGCCTTTACGGCGACGGGCGCGACTACGTTCACTCCACAGTCCTTGATGGCATTTTCCGAGGTTGAGGTATTGGGCGGCGGTGGTGCGGGCGGCGGAGCGCCTATAACCGGATCTAATCAGATCGGCGGTGGCTCTGGCGGCAACGCGGGGGGGTATGGTGTCAGCAGGTACACGGCTGCGCAGATAGGTGCGTCGCAGCTCATCACTGTGGGCGCTGGCGGCCTGGGCGTGTCGGGCAATACCGGCAGCAGTGGCGGGACGTCGAGCTTTGGCTCGTTGCTCACCTGCCAGGGCGGTAATGGCGGGAACCGGTACGGCCCCACTTCGCCACCAATCAACTCTGGCACCGGCATCGGTGGCCTCGGCGGCGTTACGGGAGCCAATGTTCTTTCATGTCCTGGCGCGATTGCTCCCTGCCCGTCCTTCATCACCTCGCTTGGTGTGGGGTGGAGCGGCCCGGGCGCTGCGTCGCAATTCGGACGCGGCGGAAACCTGGCGAACGGCTCGTCCAACGGCGTGGATGCTGCGGGTTATGGCTCCGGCGGTTCGGGCGCATGCGCGTTGGCAAGCAACGCGTCCGCACTGACTGGCGGCGCTGGCTCCGGTGGCTTCGTTCTCATACGGGAGTACGCATGATGGCAACGTACGCACAAATTGCTGAAGGTGTGGTCGTGGAAATCATTCACCCCATCTTCGACGAAGAAGGCAACGAAATCGCCATCGGGCGAAGGTTTCACCCGGACTTTGTGAAGACGCTCGTCGATGTGACGAACGTGGAGCCGCCTGTGCATGTCGGGCAGCTCTATGCCGATGGCGCGTTTTCGGACCCACCGGAAGGTCTCTTATCCGTGGCGTGATGACCGACGCGCTGCCGCCGGTCATAGCGCTGGAGCAACCAGCGCCGCGCTGGCGCTTCTACTGCCAGGAACAGGGCAGTCGCAACGGACAGGGATAGAGCCCACGCTGCGATGTATGTAACCCAGCCGCCGGATCGAAGTTGGGCATGATTCGCGATATAGGCGACTACGGTGTAATGCACCATATACAGGGCGAAGCTGATCTCTCCAAGGAAGACCAACGGCCGCCACGCGAGCGCCTTAGAGAGGTACCCGGCGCCATACGAGAAAACGCCGATGAGCACGGCGAACGCTGGGAATGATCCGGACACCGCAAGGTATACCTGGACCACAAATGGCGAGGTTGTGAATGTGTGTGGTCGCAGCAGGACCATCGAACCGAGAGCCAGGCACACCGAGGCGGTTTCGAGCGCTGTCCATCCTGCGGGCGATAGCGTGTCGCGGCTGATCGGCAGTTTTCTGAGAAGCAGCATCATGCCCACGCCCGCAACGAATTCATGAAGCCGCGCGAGCGGGGAAAAGTAATACAGACCCGATAGCGTTATGGTGCCTGAATCATCGGCTGGGACCAGAGTGGTAAGGAACAGCGACAGCGCGGTCAGCGATATCGTGACAAGCAAGACGGCTTTCCAATTACGCGCGAGCCGCACTATGAGGATTGGAAAGAGCAGATAGAAAAAAACTTCGAGCGAGATGCTCCACGACACGCCGTTATAGGAAGTCGGCCATATCGTCACCGGCACCCAGGATTGCACCATTGCCACCGTCGCGACGAGCCTTGCGATTCCGTCCCGCCAGGTAATGGCGTCCCACGAGGCGCCCAAGATCACGACGATCCAGATTCCAAGAGTGACCATGTGAACCGGCCAAATCCTCGCGAACCGCGCCATCAGGAAGCGTTTCCGAGACTGCGGTGTCGGCAGCGTCGGATATGAATAAGCGAGGATGAACCCGCTGAGCACGAAGAAAAAGGAAACGGCCTGGGAAGCGCGGATATATGGATAGATATTCGCGAAGGGCAGCGCTTGACCAATGTGTAGCGCGACGATGCACGCCGCGGCGAAGAATCGTAGCGACGTCAGCGCCGGCAGAGGTTCCCTTTTGATATTCGACATGATGCCTGCGGCTTTATCGAGTCGACGGATTGTATGTCATTGCAGTAATTGAACCTTACCCGCCACGGCGGGTTTTTTTACGTCCATAGGAGCCAGCCTTGGCCGACGAATACCTGTCCGAAGCCTTCATCAAATCGCTGCACGCCCAAGTCGTGTCGATGAAGGACGACATCGCGAGCACGGCAGCGGGCACGCGCGAGAACACGGAGGCGATCAAGCGCATCGCCGAGGACACGCGCGGCATCGTGGAGATGTTCAGCGCGCTGGAGGGCGGCTTCAAGGTGTTGAGCGGGATCGGGCGCTTGGCGAAGCCGATCTTCTACATCGCCAGCGCGACGGGCGCCATCCTGGGCGTTTGGGCGGCGATCAAGGCGGGGTTCATGAAATGATCCCGGCCACGCTGAAGAACCGCTTGCTGACTGCGGCAGCCGCCGGCGCGCTGGCCATCGCCGGTGTCCTGGTCAGCCACTTCGAAGGCCGCGAGCATGTCCCGTATCGCGACCCGGTCGGCGTTTGGACGGTCTGCGAGGGCCACACCGGGCCCGACGTCATCCCGGGAAAGCGGTACAGCGATGCCGAATGCGACGCCCTGAAGGCCGCCGACCTGGCCGAAGCTGACGCCGCGGTCCGGCGCCTGGTCAAAGTGCCGCTGACGGAATGGCAGCGCGCGGCGCTCATCGACTTCACGTTCAACCTGGGCGCCGGCAACCTGGCCAAGTCCACCCTCCTGAAGAAGCTGAACGCGGGCGACTACGCGGGCGCGTGCGCCGAGTACGACGCCTGGGTGAAGGGAAGGGTGGCCGGCCGCCTTCAAACGCTCCCAGGGCTCCAGATTCGCCGCGACGCGGACCAGTGGGTCTGCGAGCAGAGTTCCCCCAACCCGCCTCGATAGGTGCAACATGACCGACCAATCGCAAGATACCGCGGCCGCCGCCGCTCCCACGGCTGAAACCGCCGCTGCCGACCTGAAATCCCGCCTTATTGCGGCCGTCCAGCGTAGCCCATGGACTGCCGCGGTTTGCCTCGCCGCCGGCGTCGTCGTGGGCGTGACCGTCGGCGTGCTGTTCTAACCGTGCGCGGCTATCTCATCGCCGCAAGCGTCGGCCTGCTGCTGGCGCTGGCCATCGTGCTCGGCGTGAAGTGGTACGGCCGACACCAATACGCCGCCGGGCAGGCCCAGGCGCAACTGGAAGCCCAGGCGGCCGCCGCCCAACTGTCCGAGCAGTACCGCGCCCAGGAACAGGCCGCACAGGAACAAGCCGATGAAAACTATGCGAAATACCGCGGCCAGGTTCTGGCCACTCAAGCCCGCGTTGCTGGCTCTTACGCTGACGATGTTGGGCGGCTGCGCAAGCAAATCGCTGATCTGCAATCCGCTCGCGCCGCCACGCATCCCGCAACCGGCACCGGAGCTGATGGAAGCACCGGCCCTGACGTCATCGGCGCTTTTGCAGCGTGCGCAGGACGATATGACGAAGTGGTCCAGTATGCTGCAGGGCTCGCCGACAAAGTGACGGGCCTCCAGGGTTATATACGCGCCCTGCAGACAGCGAAGCCCTGAAAGTCGTGGATCGCACCGTCATCCACGCTTAGGACGTCAAAGTACCGGTTCCAATGGTCGTGCACGTAAGCCGCCGGCATGAATGTGATTCCGTACTTGTAGTCTTCCGTCGTCAGGTGGCCTTGGTCCTGCACGATGAAGCTATGCTTGCGGGCGGCCATGTCCGCATTGGCTCGCTCCAGCTCTTCTAGCGGGATGTCGAGCATGTCGAAAATACGCTGTTCGGACAGCGCGCGCTGCATGGCGCGCTCCGCGTGGATCGTCAGAAACAGCCTTGCGCCGGGCTTGGCTACGCGCGCCAGCTCCTGCAAGTAGAAGTCCTGCGACTGCTCGTTCATGTGGGTGAAAACCGATACGCTGACGATGGCGTCAAAATGGTTATCGGGGAAGGGCAGCGGGGCGTTGGGATAGGTCTGTACTGCAAGCATGAAAGGCAGGTTGGCATTGATCCAGCTCACCAGCCGGCCGTCAATATCGCAGCCCATAAGGATTCCTGGGTAGCCTTTGAACATACGCGCCAAACGCCCGCAGCCGCATCCAAAATCCAGGATGCTACGGAACTCCGACAAGGGCCTGTCGCTGGACCGCTGCAGTGCTTCGAAGATGGCCGCGCCGTGCTGGGAAAAATGCGCCTCTTGCGTCAGGCCCGAAACAACCTGCATAAGTTCGCGCGGCGGGAAGGGCGCGATACCTTCATCGCGTTCATCGCCGTATGGGGCGTTTCGGTTAAGGGCAATCCATTCGTCCGTCTGCATCGTCATGCCAGCAGTCAAGCTTGTGCCTTCCATCTGTCCTCCACAGTCCACAGTTACGCGGTGAGTTCTTGCCGCTCGCGGTCCCGGCGTCCTTCCTCCCAAATGGCGTATTCCCGGGAATCCGGGTGGTACCCGTTCTTGGCGCCAGTCACCGCGGCTTCCCTACCCTCGTCATAGGCCACCAGGTCGCGGCCTTCATAGTTTGCCGTCCCGGGCGGGATACGGGTCGCGCGCCATAACAGGTTGAATGCGGCTTGCAACACGGATTTGATGATGCGCATGGCGTCGCCTTTATGATTCCTGTCTCGGGGATTTTAGGCCAAGGACTGGATCCATGACCGAAACGTGCACCCGATCGTTGAAAATCGGCACCTACGCCCAGGTGATCCACCATCCCTGGTAGAACCGCCGTCCGTCGATTTCTTCGTACCCCCGGACCATCATGCCTCGGTCGGAGACGAACGTCAGAAGCTGGGGTTCAAGCAGGTCGGGGATGCGGGGCGGGCGCGACGCCCCGAACTGCTCGAAGGACGCCACGGTGAAGATTGGTACTGCCCGCTTCAAGCCTTCGTGGTGGACGGTCTGCATGCGCACCGTTCCCTTTATGGGTATGTCGTAGTCCTTGGCCTGCAAGGGCTCGCCCATCCGGTGCGTTCGAACAATGTTGCACGTGAGCATGGTAGAGCATGTTTGAAGACTGTATGGATAAACAGTATATCGCTCTATCCAAGTCCGAATGCAGCCCTGATTTCGTCCCCTGCAGAGCCATCCTGATCCTTATAGGTATCTGCGAGGCAGGCGCAGTGCTCGACAAGAGTCATCGTGTATTCCAGGAGTTCGGGCGTCATCTCGGCGTCGGTGGGCAGTGCCCCTGACGCGATGGCGATGGTGCGCAGATCTTCCAATGCGAGGGGACGCGGTCTGTTCTCTGGATGCACAGTTATTCCTCGTCCGTGGCTACTGCCGTCTTAATGACCGGCTCGGCCACCAACCGCTCGGCAGGGTAAGGCTTCAGGAAGTCCATGGTATCCGCCGCGCCGGCTGTTAGCCAGTCTCCATATGTACCATCCGGCAGGATCACGACCATGCGCTTTTCGTCGCCGGGCCGGTGGTAGTCCTTGAACAGCGGGTGGTGGTCGGCGTTGATCGTCAGCATCGTATAGCTTTCGATCCATTCGCCAGTGGGCGCGCGCCACTTGTCCCACAGGCCGGCGATGCCCAGTGGAGCACCATCGGCCCGGGTGAACCGGGTGGCCACGGCCTTTCCGGATCGCCAGTCAGGTTCAAAGACGGCATCGGCCGGGATGATGCAGCGCTGAGCCCGGCGCCAGGCATTGCCGAACGTGAACGACTTCGCGGCGCTCTCGGACCTGGCGTTGAAGGTGGATAGCTTCTGCGCCTTGTCCGCATTGTCGGGCCGAGTCAGGGCCGATATCAGGCCCCAGCGTCCGACAACCGCCTCCCGCTCCGGTACCGCTTCGTCGCCCGACTCCCACTCAGCCGGCCGGCGCACGAACACGCCAGGGTACCGCGGCCACATATCTGACTTCGGAATCGGGATGCCGCGGGCGCGAAAGTAGCGCTCCATTTGCTCGGCTTTCTTCAGGGCGGTGTAGTGGGAGCACATCGCGGATCTCCGTTTGAAAAGCTGACCAAGAAGCTGACCACGCAGCCCAAAACAGCCCAAAAAAATAGCCAGCTTTAGGGGCTGGCCATCTTCTAACGTATTGATTTTCCTGAGAAATCTGGTGGAGCCGGGGGGAATTGAACCCCCGTCCGCAAGCCCTCTGCAGGCAGTTCTACATGCGTAGTCGGCTTATTTGGTTTTAACCCCGGACTTAGCCAACCGACAGGCCGGACCGAGGCGATTC